GGCTAAAAACCTATTAAATGATGACTTTTTCAAAGAAGTCATAGATAACTTGAAAAAAGAACAGATTAGTGTAATAATTAACACAAGTGGAGAAGAATGTGATAAGCGTGAAGATGCTTATAGGCACATTAAAACTATTGAACTACTTACAGGACACCTAGAAGGCTTGGCCTCGGAAACTGTGATTAGAGAGAAGAAGTGGAAGATTCTGTAGCCTTTAGGCTACACCTCCGTCCAGAAGGTTTCTGGCGATTATTGAGATGACAAATGGAAAACACCAACCCACAAGGGAGTGAAAGCCTAGATGTAAACCAAGCCGCTTCAGCGTTTGAGGGCATGATGGGTGATTCTGAGGAAGCCGAACAAGGCCAAACCGAAGGTCAACCAGAGTACCAACAAGAGACTGATGAAGTTGAGTATTCTGAGGAGGAATCCGAGGAACAGCCAAAGCAGAGATATAAAGTCAAAGCATCTGGTGAGGAAGTCGAAGTAGAACTAGACGAACTTATCAAGGGTTATCAACAAGGAACGGATTACACCAAAAAGTCTCAGGCTCTAGCTGAACAACGTAAGGCGATTGAAGCTGAACGTGGTCATTTAGAGCAGGTTAAACAAGAGCGACAGGCATATGCCCAGAAGTTGCAAGCGTTGGATAGCTTCCTTACGCAGCAAAATCGGGGTGTGGACTTAGATGTTTTAAAGGAAACAGACCCTATCGGTTATGCGGTAGCGGTAGCTGAACAGAGTCAGCGTGAGAAACAGTTAGCAGTAGTCAGGAATGAACAGCAACGCATTGCCCAACAGCAACAAGCCGAGCAACAAGCCTCTTTGCAAAGCCATCTCCGTCAAGAATCTGAGAAGCTAGTTAGTCTTATTCCTGAGTTAGCTACGCCACAGGGTGATGCGGTTCGGAAACAAATCCGTGACTATGCGAAGTCTGTAGGGTGGTCTGACCAAGAACTCAGTTCCGTATATGACAGTCGTGCTGTGCATACATTGTATAAAGCAATGAAGTATGAGCAACTTCAAAAGAGCAAACCAGAGTTAAATAAAAAACTCCAGTCTGCCCCAAAGATGATGCGCTCTGGTTCTTCTGCGCCAGTTACAAGGAATTCACAGGATAAACAGGTTATGCAAAGGTTGCGTGAGACAGGAAAAGTCGCAGACGCAGCTAAAGCATTTGAACGATTCTTTTAAATTTTGGAGTATTAAATTATGGCTACCTATCAAACATATACCGCAATCGGTATGCGTGAAGACCTCTCTGACGTTATCTATAACATCAGCCCTACAGACACACCTTTCATGTCTTCTATTGGCAAGACAAAGGCTACTGCTGTTTACCATGAGTGGCAAACGGACTCACTTTCGGCTGCTGTTTTAACGAACTACGCAGTCGAAGGGGCCACGGCATCAGATGCCACTATGTCTCCTACTACTCGTGTAGGTAACCGCACTCAGATTGCACAGAAAACAATCAAGATTTCTGGCACTTTGCAGAGCGTTGACAAAGCAGGCCGCAAATCTGAAAAAGCCTATCAATTGGCTAAAGCATCGGCTGAAATTAAGCGGGACATGGAAACTTCATTGTTGAGCAACCAAGTTGCCTCCAATGGTGATTCTTCTACTGCTCGTAAATTGGGTGGTCTGCAAGCATGGTTGAACAGCAACTATGATGGTGGTACTTCTGGTGTTGCTGGTGACTTGGGCACTACTGCTCGTACCAATGGTACAAATCGCACCTTCACAGAAGACATCTTGAAGACTGTTATCAAAGAAGTTTACGCTTCTGGTGGCAATCCCAAAGTGTTGATGGTCAACCCTGCACACAAGCAATTGGTGTCAGCTTTTGCTGGTATCGCTGCACAGCGTTTCATGGCCCCGTCTAACACACCAACCACAATCGTGGCGGCTGCGGATGTTTACATGAGCGATTTCGGCACAATTTCTGTTGTCCCCAACCGCTTTATGACTTCTACCAACTCATGCGATGACACAGCGTTTATCGTTGACCCAGACATGGCTGCTGTAGCTTATCTGCGTCCCTTCCAGACCAACGAGTTGGCTGTGACTGGTGACAATGAGTCTACACAGTTGTTGGCTGAGTACACCTTGGAAGTTAAAAACCAAGCTGCACATGGCATTTTGGCTGACTTGACACCTTAATCTGGTGTGACCTAAAAAATGCCTCAGACTAACCCTCTGGGGCATTTTCTTTTCTAGTCAAACTGATAGAATTGCACTATGACAAACATTCGAGAAACTGCTGTTCATGCCGATGGTGAGGGTGGAATTGTTATCCAAACTCGTCAAGATGTATCTGCCATTATTGAGCAGAATAAAAAGGAATATAACTCCTTTGATGAACGAGCAAGATGGTCTGATAATTTGTTTGGCAACAAGGTTGCATCTATCCCTTTGACTGTGATTGATGACCTAAACAAACAAGGCATCATGCGTGGTTATGCTGTTTTGGATGAAAAGCGTTTTGCTCTTTTCTTGAATGACCCAATGAATCGTGCATGGCGCACTAGAACAGGAGTTGTATGAGTTTTACTACCTATGCTGAACTACAGACAACTATTGCAGAATACTTGGCTCGTTCAGACCTAACGACTCAGATTCCAGACTTTATCCGTTTGGCAGAAGTACGCTTACGCAGAGACTTGCGTATTCGTCAGATGTTGACTTCTACATCTTTGACCTGCACATCTGGGACTGCTACAGTTAATATCCCATCTGACTTCTTAGAAGTAAAAGATTTTGTGGTTGCAGGTAATCCTGTATTCCCATTGAACTATGAATCTCCGTCTTTGTTCTCTCGTAACTCACGAAGCATGGACGCAGGTAAGCCATTGGATTACACAGTCTTGGCAAGCACATTTAAGTTAGCACCTATTCCTGATTTTGCTTACACATTGAGTTTGGTTTACTCTGCTGCGCCTCCTTTCTTGAGTACATCAAACACAAGTAATACATTCTTGACTGTTTGTCCTGACTTGCTCTTGTATGGTGCTTTGATTGAAGCCGAGCCTTATTTGATGAACGATGCTCGAATCAATACATGGGGAACTATGTTTGACAGGGCTATGGGTTCGTTGACTCGTTCTGATGAGAAGGGTCAATTCTCTGGCGTTCCTTTGGCAATGCAAACTACATACATCTAATATGGCTACACAAAGAATTCAACTAGGTGAGTGGATGCCTGACCAATCAGGTATTACTGGTGCATTGACTAACGCTAAGAACGTGGTTTCTCAGGCTGTTGGATATGGGCCTTTCCCTAGTGCTGTAGCGTTCTCTGGTACTGCTGCCGAGGATTTGGTTTCTTTGTACGCTGCCAAGAATCCAGACTCTACAACTCAGTTGTTTACTTCTGGTGCATCTAAGATTTACACAGTAGATGGCGTAGGCGCATTGACTCAAGTTAAGACAGGGATGACTACTGGTATTAACGACAAGGTTCGTTTTACTCAGTTTGGTAAGACTGTTATCACAACTAACAATGCTGATGTATTACAAGCATGGACTTTAGGAACTTCTACAGCATTTGCTAATTTAAGTGCTTCTGCGCCTATTGCTAAGTTCATTACTGTTGTGCGTGACTTTGTGGTTTGCGCTAATACTTATGAATCTTCTGCACAACAACAATATCGTGTTCGTTGGTCAGCTATTAATAACGAGACTGATTGGGTAGAGAATGTAAACACTCAGTCTGACTATCAAGATATTCCTGATGGTGGACAGATTGTCGGAATCCGTGGTGGTGAGTTTGGTTTGGTGTTCTTAGAAAGAGCCATTAGCCGAATGACCTATGTGGGTACTCCGTTCATATTCCAGTTTGACAACATCTCTCGTAATAAGGGATGTATGGTTGCAGGTTCTATTGCACAGTACCAAGGGATTACATTCTTCCTATCAGACGATGGTTTTTATCTGTGTGATGGTCAGACTGTTCAGCCAATCGGTAGTGAGAAGGTTGACCGATTCTTTATTGATGACGCATCAGAATCTGATTATGGTTCTATGTCTGCTGCTGTTGACCCTATCCGTAAGTTGGTGATTTGGAACTATGTAGCTACAGACGGAAATCGTAAACTAATCATTTACAACTTTGCTACAAAGAGATGGACTTATGCAGACGCAGGTACTGATTACTTGTCTGAGGCATCTACGACTGCTGTAACTCTTGAGCAATTAGATAGCATTAACGCATCTATTGACGCATTGACGACAAGTTTAGATTCACGTTTGTATGTGGGTGGTAAGTATTTCCTTGGTGGTACGCTAGGTGCAAAGGTTTATACCTACACAGGTGCAAGTCTTACAGGAAACATTGCTACTGGCGATATTGACCTTGGTGGGCAGTCTGTAGTGACTTTGGCTAGACCACAGGTAGACAATGGCTCTGCAACGATTGCTGTAGCTTCTCGCACATTGTTAAGCCAAGACGTTACCTTTGGGACTCCAGTAGCTGCCGACTCAGAGAACAGGGTTTCTTTGCGTAGCGCAGGGCGTTATCATCGTATTCAAGTTGTTCCTACTGGCGCAGATTGGAAGAACGCTGTGGCTGTGGATGTTGATGTGACAGGTCAGGGAGTGCGCTGATGTTTAGAAGCCTACCTGCGTTTGGTGGTGACCAGAGGGCTGTGGCTGAAGTTGTCCGTGGCATCATGGATGGAAAGACCAATAACACAGGGACTTTGACTCTAGCGACAGGTGGTGCTTTAACTACTACGTTGACAGACAGAAGGATAGGCCCAGACAGCGTTATCTTGTTTGCGCCAGCGTCTGCTGCCGCCAATGCGGACTATATGCCTTATGGGGCTTTCCAAAGCCTTGTTGACCAAACTCTTGCTGCAGCAAATACTGCCTATGCAATGACGATGGACACTACGGACTTTTCCAATGGCATAACTTTATCCAATAGTTCTAGGATGAATGTCAAAAACACAGGCATTTATAATTTTCAATGGTCTGGTCAGTTTGAGAATACTGACTCGCAAGACCATGATGTAAGGGTTTGGATAAAAGTTAACGGAACTAACCTTACTGGCTCAACAGGATTCTTTGCTGTACCTAGTAAACATGGCTCAGTTGATGGTCGTGGTTTGGTTGGATGGAACTATTATTTAAGCCTAAATGCAAATGATTACATTGAACTTTGGTGGGAAGCAGATAGTGCATTAGTAAGTCTTCAAGCCTACGCTGCTGGTACAAATTACCCATCTACAGCGTCTTTGATTACTACGATGAACTACATCTCTCCATCAGCATTGACAAACATTTACGCTAGTTCCCAAGGACAGGGTACGGCTACGATAACCCACTTTGCAAATTCGACTGCCAATAAGACATATCGGTATGCAATTATTGGTTAATTTTAATAATTTATGTATAATGGATTCCGTGGATGACCCATCTTGGAATCCGAAACTCTAGGAGTAAAGATGGCTACCACTACCACATCGTCAATTGACCCAACAATTCAGCCCTACCTTTCGTATGGCTTACAGCAAGCACAGCAAGCCTATCAGGGCGGTGGGCCTCAGTACTATGGTGGTCAGACTTATGTAAGCCCTAGCACTACCACTCAAACTGGTCTACAGGCTTTAGAGGCTCGTGCCCGTTTGGGTAATCCCTTACTTCAATCTGCTCAGAATCAGCTACAGAACACAGTTTCTGGTGGTTTTCTAGGTGGAAACCCTTTCTTTCAAGGTGCATTTCAACCTGCTGCCAAGGCTGCTGAGACTCAGTTTCAAACAACTTTAGGTGACATTGCATCTAAGTCTAGCCTAGCAGGGCGTTATGGCTCTGGTGCTATGGGTTCATTGCAAGACAGGGCAACTGGTCAGTTTGGTCAACAATTGGCTAATACTGCTGGTCAACTGGCTTACCAGAATTACGCTGATGAGAGAGCAAGACAGCAAGCTGCTACGATGGCTGCGCCTCAAATGGCTCAAGCTGATTACCAAGACATTCAGAATATGTTGCAAGCAGGTCAAATCCGTGAGGGATACACAGGCGCACAAACTCAAGCAGATATTGCTAAGTTTAACTTCTTGCAAAACCAACCACAACAAAACTTACAGAACTACCTATCGTTGGTTTATGGAAACCCATTAGGACGAGTTGGTCAGTCTACAGCTAGTGGCGCAGCAGATACATCATCATTGCAAAACCTATTAGGTCTTGCTGCTGTTGGTGGTGGCTTGTATAAAAACTTAGGTGGTCAACAAGGCATTAGTAACTTGTGGAATAGCGCATCTAATTGGCTAAGTGGCCCAAATGCTGCATATAACGCTGCAACCAACTATGCTGCTACTTCTCCAACTGGTTGGCTTGATTTCTAAGGACTAACATGGCTGGACTATTAGACATTTTCGGTACAGGCGGTGCAGACACAATGGGTCTGCTCGGTATGTCACAGGCTGACATTGCTCGTAATCGTGACGATGCACAAGCACAAGCCTTGTATGCCCTAGCAGGGCGTTTATTCCAAGGTGGGAATACTGGTCAGTCTATTGCTCAAGGATTGCAAGCTGGTCAGCAAGCCTACAAAGGCGGTATGCAAGGTGCTTTGCAAGAGCAATTGCAAAATGCTCAACTGCAAGAGATGATTCGTAAGCGTCAGTTAGAGCAACAAGCATTAGCTGAGCAAAGACGTATTCAAGGCGTTCTTGGTCAAGGTGTTACGCCAGAAGTTATGGCTAGACCTGCTCAGATGGTTGAGGAAGATGGTCGCTACATGGGTGAGACACCTGCTGTAGCTGCTAGACCTGCTGGCTTTGATTTGGCTCGTATTGCACCACAACTGATGGGTTCTGCTGAAGGACGTAAAGCACTTAAAGAATTGCAACCAGAGTACAAAGAAGTTAATGGTGCGCTTTATGAGATTTCTGCTGGTATGCCTCCAAGATTGGTTGCTGGTTCTAAGAAGCGTGATACTGTAACAGTAGGAAATGTTGTTCTTGATAAAGATGACATGAGTGTTCTTTATACAGCACCTGATGCACCTGCGGCTTCAATCAAAGAGTTTCAAGACTTTATGAAGTTGCCTAAAAATCAACAGGCAGCTTACATTCAATTGCAAGACCAGAAGCGTCCAAGCACAACAATCAATATGCCTAATGAGGGTGAGCGTAAAGCTGCAACATTGGCAAGTCGCTTGAACTTCAGCGTTGGACAAATGAATGAAGCTATTGGTTTAGACCCTAAAGCCGCCATGCCAAGTACACCAGCAGAAATTGCTCGTTTTGTATCACGCACAGACTTTTTGCCAAACAAATTAAATACAGACCAACGACAAGTTGTTGAAGCAGCGCAAGAGGATATTCTTGATGCGGCATTGACATTAGGAACTGGTGCTGCTTATAGCCGTGAACAGTTGGCTGGTTACAAGAAATCATATTTCCCACAATTGGGAGATAGCGCAACAACAGTTAAAACAAAGCAAGAGCGTCTTAACAACTTGCTTAAATCTGCTGAAGTTGCATCAGGTCGTGCTGCAAGTCAGATTACTGCACCAATACCTAAGTTGCCAACTGCCCCTGCAAGTGGTGGATTGCCAAGCCAAGATGCTATTCAAGCAGAAATTGAAAGACGCAGAAAAGGCGGTGGATAATGGACTTAACTCAATTATCTGATAGTGACCTGTTGGCTTTGCAATCAGGAGACTTAACTAAAGTTTCCGATGCTGGTTTAGCTGTTCTTAATCAAGGTCAGCCTAAATCTCCAACACTTAGAGAATCATTTGAGCGTGGTGCTGGTTTAACTTATCGTGCTGTTGCACCAACATTAGCTGGCGCACAGATTGGCTCTTATGGTGGCCCATTGGGTGCTCTTGTAGGCTCAATGGCTGTTCCTGCTGCTGATGCAGTCAATGCGCTATTAAATGTAATTGCTTCTCCATTTACTGATAAGCGTTTTATTCCAGCATCTCAAGCTATTCAAAACTTGATGACTCGTTCTGGTGTACCTGCTGCGCCAGAAACACAAACACCAACTGAGCGAGTTGTTGGTGGTGGATTAGAAGCAATGACAGGTGTGGCTAGAACTATTCCTGCTTTGATTAAAGCATCTACAACTGCTGCATCTCCTGTTACTCGTGGAGTAACAGAGCAACTTGCTGTAGCCCCTAAGACACAAGCGATTGTGACTCCTACTGCTGTTATGTCTGGTCAAACAGTTACAGAAGCTACTGGTAATCCTTTATATGGCGCAGCTACTACATTGGCTACAGGTACTGCTGGTAGCGTTAAGCGTCCTCAAAAACAAGAAGCATTATCTACTCAAGCATTAGACAGAATTGCAACAGACAGATATGACCAACTTCAAAGGTCTGGTGTTCAGTTAAAAACTGATGAGTTTGTTAATGCAATGGATGATATTGCCAAGGGCTTGAGGCAAGAGGGATATACGCCTAAAGCATTTCCAAAAGTTGCTGGTGCTATTGAAGAACTTACTTCTACTGCTCAACCTAAAGATTGGACTGAACTTCAAGCATTGCGTAAGATGATTCGTTCTGGTCAAAAAAGTATTGAGCCAGAAGAAAGACGGATGGCATCTATTCTTTTGGATGACTACGATAACTACCTGATGACTGTCCCTAAAGAATCAATTGCTTCTGGAGACATGAAAAACGCAGGTCAGTTGTGGTCTGAGGCTCGTAACGCTTACTCAAAGATGAAGAAGTCTGAAGTCTTTGAGGATATGCTTAACGAGGCTAAACTAGATAAGAGTAAATTTACTCAGTCTGGTGAAGAAAACTCACTTGCTAAACAATTGCGCCAACTTGCTAAGAATGACAAGAAAATGCGATTGTTTACCAAGGATGAACAGGACGCTATTGAGAAAGCTGCCAAGGGTGGTAATGTTCAAAATATGCTGAAGTTCTTTGGTCGCTTTGCGCCTACTGGTGTAGTTCCAGTTGGTCTTAGTGTTGGAACTACAGCATTAGCACCTATGATTGGAATTCCTTTAACTATTGGTGCTGCTGGCTCTCGTGGGTTAGCTACTAATATGCGTAGAGGTAGCGTGGAAGACTTAACTAATATGATGCGTACTGGTGGCATCCCACAAACAGTTGGTAGTCCATTTAGGGCTGTAACACCAGTAACTGCTAGAGGTCTATTGTCTATGGAAGATTTAGACCAAGAACAGCGCAATCTTTTGGGTATCCAATAAGGACTAACATGGCAAAGACAAAGATTTCAGAATACAGCAGTACCGCTAATAACAATACTGACATTAACAGTATTAACTTAGCGGAGGGTATGGCCCCATCATTGGTCAACAATGCTATTCGTACATTGATGGCTCAGTTGAAGAACTTTCAAGATGGTTCTGCTGGTGACAATGTAACTGTAGGTGGTAACTTATCTGTTACTGGAACATCTACGCTAACAGGTACTTTAACGGCTACGGCTGGTCTGTCAGGCCCACTCACATCATCGTCTGCCACTATTACTGGTGGAACAATCAATGGTGCGGTGATTGGTGGCTCATCTGCCCAAGCTATCACAGGAACAACAGTAACTGCCTCAACAGGCTTTGTTGGTGGTTTGACAGGTAACGTAACTGGTAACACCACTGGAACACACACAGGTGCTGTAACAGGTAATGTCACAGGTAACCTGACAGGCAATGTCTCTGGTAACGTCACAACGGCTACAGGAACTTCTACATTCAATAACGTCACGATTGATGGCACATTGGATATGTCCTCTGGGACAGTAGGAACAATCACAGGATTGGCTACACCTGTTAACGCATCTGATGCAGCGACTAAGGGTTATGTAGATACTGCTGACGCTTTGAAGCTAAATCTGTCTGGTGGCACTATGTCTGGTGCTATCGCTATGGGTACAAACAAGATTACAGGTCTTGGTACTCCTACGGCTGATGCTGATGCTGTAACCAAGTCTTATGTAGACGCTATTGCCCAAGGTATTGATGCCAAAGCGTCTGTGGTTGCTGCTTCTACTGCAAACCTTACGTTATCTGGCGCACAGACCATAGACGGAGTTTCTGTTATTGCAGGTGACCGAGTATTGGTTAAAGACCAGACTACTGCTTCTAACAATGGTATCTACTTGTGTGCATCTGGTTCATGGACTAGAACAACAGACGCTGACACTTATGCTGAGTTGGTAGCTGCTTACACCTTTGTTGAGGGCGGTACAGTAAACGGCAATAACGGATTTATCTGTACTATTCCAACAAGCGGTACTTTGGGTAGTACATCAATTACCTTTGCTCAGTTCTCTGGCGCAGGTCAGATTACTGCGGGTGCAGGTCTTACAAAGACAGGTAACACACTAGATGTTGGAACAGCGTCTTCTAGCCGTATTGTTGTTAATTCGGACAACATTGATTTGGCTACAACTGCTGTTACTGCTGGCACATACAAGTCTGTTACGGCTGATGCTTATGGACGTATCACAGCAGGTACGAATCCTACGACTATCTCTGGTTTCGGTATCACAGATGCTTACACAAAGACTGAAGTTGATACTTCTCTGAGTGGCAAGTTATCGACTACTGGTGGCACGATGAGTGGTGCTATTGCGATGGGTACGTCTAAGATTACTGGATTGGGTGACCCTACCAATAACCAAGACGCTGCCACTAAGACTTATGTTGATGGCATCTTAGGTAGTGCAACATCTGCTGCGACAAGTGCTGCTGCTGCTGCGACTTCAGCATCCAACGCTTCAACGAGTGCATCCAATGCCTCTACAAGCGCAGGAAATGCCTCTACAAGCGCAACAAATGCTGCTGCTAGTGCTACTGATGCTGCTAACACTTACGATGCCTTTGATGACCGATATTTAGGCTCTAAAGCATCTGCACCATCTGTTGACAACGATGGTAATGCTTTGCTCACAGGTGCTTTGTACTGGAATACATCGACTAATAACTTGTTTGTGTGGACAGGCTCAACATGGACTAGCGCAGCGTTTACAGCAGGTGGCTTTGCTACATTAACAGGTGTTGAAACTCTGACAAACAAGACTCTGACAAGCCCTGTCCTGACCACTCCTCAATTGGGAACACCCTCTAGCGGTACTTTAACAAACGCAACTGGTTTGCCAATTTCAACAGGCGTATCAGGTTTAGGAACAGGCGTAGCAACATTTTTAGCAACGCCAACAAGTGCAAACTTTGCAGCAGTATTGACTGATGAAACTGGAACTGGTGCTAATGTCTTTGCTACAAGCCCAACGCTAGTTACTCCAATATTAGGAACGCCAACATCTGCAACATTAACCAATGCTACTGGACTTCCATTAACTACTGGTGTAACTGGAACACTTCCAATTGCTAATGGTGGAACAAACTCTACAGCCACAGCAACTGCTGGTGGTGTTGGATATGGTACAGGTTCTGCTCACGCATACACATCTGCTGGTTCTTCTGGTCAATTTCTACAAAGCAATGGAACAAGCGCACCAACTTGGGTGGCAGCTAGTGCTGGTGCAATGACGTTTATTTCTGTGCAGACTATTTCTGGCACTCCATCGACATTAGATTTTACAAGTGGCTTTAGTTCTACTTACGATGATTACATTGTCATATTTGAAAATGTTAGTTTTTCTTTTAGCAATCCACGATTGGAGATGTTGTTTTATAAATCTGGGGCTTATCAAGAAAATACTTATCGTACTACTTATATTTACGCTTCTTCCAATGGTTCTGATTTTACTGCTAATGGAGAAACTGGTTATTTTGTTATTACCAGAGGTTCATCTAACGTCAACGTAAATATGCGGTCTGGTACTATAAATTTATACAATTTAAATTCAACAACTGGTTGGTCACAGGGATGTACTTGGGTAGGACAAAATAATGGTTCTAGTGATACTTCATTAAACAACAATTTTACTCTTGGTGGTGGAACAGAATCAACAGCTGCAGTAGTAACAAGAATTAGATTTAGGCCAAATATTGGAACTTTTACATCTGGAACATTTCGTTTGTACGGAATACAAAAATCATAAGGCTTTGATATGACACGTTATACCCAAACATCAGAAGGCGCAGTTCCATTTACTGCTGAAGAAGAAGCAAAATGGGATGCAAAAGAAGCAGCGTTTGCAATAGAACAAGCAGCATTAGAACGCACCAAATACCAACGTGACCGAGCAGGTGAATACCCGCCCATTGCCAACTACATTGATGGCATCGTCAAAGGCGACACGGCACAGGTGCAGACATACATCGATGCTTGTCTTGCTGTAAAGGCAAAATATCCAAAGCCTGAGTAATCATGGAAAACGAAGTCACCCATAAGCAAATCTACGACAGACTCGTTGAAGTCGAGAATAAGGTAGATAGCATAGACCAGAACACTAAAGGTCTTGTAGAGGCTATACACGCCTTGGATGGGGCTTTTAAGGTGCTTGGATGGGTGGCCTCTGCTGCCAAGCCTATTCTGTGGGTGGGTGCGTTAATCATGGCTGCTGGTGCAGTCTGGCAGACTTGGATTAAAAAATGAACGATTGGGCTGTGGCTTTTACTACCGCAGTCCTTTTTTGCATTACTGTCGTCTGGTGTTTTTACATCATCGTTTGGGCTATGACGTGAAATGGCTACTGGTGCTTTCAACCTTGTTTACATTGGTGGCATCTAGTAAAGAAAAAACTGAATATCGTTGTGTCAGATGGGCATGGACAGGTGATGTTTACAACCGAAAGGTAGTATGCCTTGAGTGGCAAAAGGTTGAGAAAAAATGATTGACCCCATCACAGCACTAGCTGGCATACAGTCAGCAATCAGCATGGTCAAGAAGGCAGCTAATGTTGCCAATGACTTAGGCTCACTTGCGCCCATGATTGGCAAGCTATTTGACGCTAAGTCTGTAGCTACAAAAGCAATGCTTCAAGCCAAGCAGTCTGGTAAAGGCTCAAACATGGGGACTGCCCTCCAGATTGAGATGGCACTAGAACAGGCTAGAGCGTTTGAAGAAGAACTCAAGATGCTGTTTATGCAGACAGGCAAGATTGACGTTTGGAACAAGATTAAGGCTCGTCAAGCAGAGATGGACTTGGCAGACGCTAAAGAAATAAGTGCTTTAAAGAAAGCAGAGAAAGAAGCCAAGCAGAAAGAGCAAGAACAACTAGAGATTGGTTTGGCAATAGGTGGAATATTCTTTGTTTTGTTTCTAGTCTTTGTTGGCGTGAATGAATTGATGGAATTCTGTGCAACTACTCGTAGATGTGGCAGATGAATGAGTACCAAAAGACCTTTGACCTATGTTTAAAGATATTCGTTTACGGATGTGTGGCTTTGTACGCCCTTGGGTTTCTGAAGTTTTTGCCTGACGATTTGTCGGACAAAATTGTTAATCTCCTACTTAATCGTATTGGACTGTAATGCTATCTCTATTTTCTACACTTGGTGGTTTGCTAATTTCTGGCTTACCTAAACTCCTAGACTTCTTTCAGAACAAAGATGACCAAAAGCATGAGTTAGCCTTGGCTAAGGTTCAAGTAGAACTTCAGTTACAGATGATGGCTCAAGGGTTTAAGGCTCAAGAGCGCATGGAGGAGATTCGCACAGACCAGATTGCCATGCAGACTGATGCCCAGATGACTGAGGCTGCTTTAAAGCATGATGAGAAAATCATGGAAAGAGCAAGCACTTGGGTAGTGAACTTTGTCGGTACTGTAAGACCTATCGTGACTTACATTTTTATCTTTGAGTTATGTGCAATTAACGCATGGATTGCCTATTACGTTTACTCTCGTCCTAGTTTAGTTAACAACATGGATGATTTGATTAGGATTACTGACGTTATTTTCTCTAGCGATGAAATGGCAATGCTTGGAGGGATTATCGGGTTTTGGTTTGGCTCACGTTCATGGGCTAAAAAATGAAAGTCAGCAAAGCTGGTGAGGACTTGATGCACTTCTTTGAAGGCTACAGGAACAAGCCTTATCGTTGCTCTGCTGCCATTTGGACTGTTGGATGGGGTCACGCTATGTATGCTGACCAATTAGCCTTGCCAAACGTCCGTAAAGAGGGTTACACAGGGCTTATCAGGTCTGACTACCAACTTAAAGGGGAGGATGCTCGTGTTTGGTCTAAAGATGAACTGGTCAATCTGTTCAAGGTTGACATCAATACTTTTGAGCGTGGTGTTCTTCGACTTTCTCCTGCTCTTGCTAGTCATCAAAGCAAATTCGACGCTGTTGTCTCTTTTGCGTATAACGCAGGGCTAGGCAACTACCAAAGGTCTACCATCCGCATGAAGGTGAATCGTGGCGATTGGGAGGGTGCTGCCGAGGCTTTTATGTCTTGGACTAAGGCAGGTGGTAAAGAAGTGGCAGGGCTAGTCAAAAGACGCAAAGCTGAAGTGGCTTTGTTTTTAAACTAAATTGTAACAATTATGATATAAGGTGTTGAAATGTCTAACATTCCTACGCCAAAAGATGCTGAGTTATTTGCCCAAAGTGTCAGAAAATGGCAGCAGGTTTTAAGCCTTGGTGATTGGCGCATAGAAAAAGGCATAAAGCCAGCCAAACAAGCTATGGCATCTGTGGAATTTAACCAGACAGCTAGATTGGCTACCTATCGACTTGGTGACTTTGGTGCTGAAAAGATAACACCTGAGAGCATAGATAAAACTGCACTTCACGAGTTACTTCATGTTTTCTTACATGACTTAATGTGTACAGCCACAGACCCTAAATCGTCAGATGAGGAAATAGAAATGCAAGAGCATAGGGTTATTAACTTGCTAGAAAACTTACTCTCTAAGGATTCCAATGGGCGCACATAACGAGACTTGTAGTGACACCGAGTTTATTCAATTGTGGGGTCAACTTCAGTCTGCAACAAAAATGGCTGAACATCTAGGCATCAACACCAGAGCAGCCCATTTGCGTAGAAGGTGGATTGAAAAAGAATACAACATGACCCTCAATGCTAAAGACCATCGAGGTGATTTGTATAACAAAAACAGACCACAATCCTTTTCTCCTTTAAAGCAAATAAACCTTGGCATACTGGACGGAACAGTTATTGTGTTCTCCGATGCCCACTTCATCCCAAGTCAGCGCACAACAGCGTTTAAAGGACTTCTATGGGCTATCCAAGAGTTCAAACCCAAGGCGGTGATATGTAACGGGGATGCTTTCGATGGTGCGTCTATATCAAGGCATGACGTAACTGACCAACCATATACTTCTGTTATTCAAGAACTAAAAGCTACGCAAGGTGCGTTGGGTGAGATTGAAGAAGTAGCTAAAGCTGCTAGACATAATGTAAAGCTACTGTTTACATGGGGTAATCACGATATTAGGTTTGGCAATAGATTAGCCCAACACGCACCACAGTTTAAGGAAGTTCAAGGCTTTAAGTTGACAGACCATATCCCAGATTGGGACTTTTGTTGGGCAGTATGGCCTACTGAGCAAGTCATTATCAAGCACCGATACAAAGGTGGAGTCCATGCCACACACAACAATACAGTAAACGCTGGTGTGTCAATCGTTACTGGACACCTACACAGTCTAAAGGTGACCCCTTTTAACGACTACAACGGGATTCGCTATGGTGTAGATACGGGGACTTTGGCTGAGACTGACGGGCCTCAATTTAACTACGCTGAGATAAACCCCAATAACCACAGGTCAGGGTTTGCGGTGCTGAACTTCTTTAATGGACAACTACTGTGGCCTGAGTTAGTCCATAAGTTTGACGAAGACCAGATTCAATTTAGGGGCGAAGTCATTGATGTAGGTGCATTTTGAGTGCATGGTTAATTATCTTAACTGGTGCAATCTACGCCTATATCGCTGCTGAACAGCTAATGAAAGGCAATCCAAGCATGGCGGTGGTGTACGCAGGTTATGCGTTTTCAAACGTGGGTCTTTACCTGTTAGCTAAGTAGCATCCTTTTGGAAAACTCCGTTAGGCAATAGTATGCCCTTGCGATTCTTAATCTGGTCATAGGCAACTTCCATGCAGTTTACTAGATTGATGTCTTGTAGAGCGCAGTAGTTAATAAGGCAGACCATGACATCACCAACAGAATCCACAATAGCTTCTCTGTCTTTTTTAATCGTGGCATCTGCTAGTTCTCCTATCTCAGAGACAGCTTTGAGTAACTGAGACTCTGGGTTGCTATTAGGAATAATCTTACGGGCTTCTGACCATTGGATTATCTTTATTTCTACATCAGCGTAACTCATCTTACTCTCCTTAAAGGTTCTTGATACTTCTCAGGTGGTGGTGGCAGCATCTTCTCTGAGGGTGGAGTCCATCCATGCTTTCTCCAGATGGCTTGAACATCAGACCCAGATGACCATTTAAAATCCTTGTTTGGCACAGAGGGATAACTAATCTTTGAATAAGGTGGTTTTTCAATCATTTGACAGCTTTCATAATTCGTTGATTTCTGCCAAATTTGCCACGTTTGACACCCGACACTTCAATAAATCCCTTGTCTAACAAAGCACGATACCTTGCTGTTATAGAGGAATATGGGTAGTTTGGATACATCTCCAGTATCTCGTCTGAGATACACCCATCAGGGAAGCCCTTAATAGCCTCGTAGACCATTTGCTCTAGCTTGGTACTGTCTACCCCTTGAGCAGCCTGATGGCTCGTTGTAGGGTCTTGGTTTCTTACCAACTTAAAAGGTGCAGTTCCAAAGAATCTCTCCATTGATTCTTTCATGTTGCCAAAAATATCATTCATTATTTTCTCCTTTAGGTGGGGGTACTAACTGCTCGTCCGCAAGCTAGAAAAGCCTTTGCACAGCGTTCCCCCCGTTAACTTAAAATTCATTTTTTAATTCTTTGTGTCTTTGTTTGTGACATGGCTGGCAAAGCCACATGACAATAAGAGGATGGTCGTAATCCTCGTGATGAGCGATGGCCTTGGCTTCAGCACATCTGACACAAGGTTGTCTAACCAATGTTCCGTTGCGTATTGCTTTTGAGACGGCAGTATGAGCCACTTGTCTTCGGGAATCCTCTGCTCTCCAAGCCCTGTTGACTTCAACATTCGCCTTGATACGCTCTGGGATTTTCCCTCTCGCCCTATCGTATTCACGGACTTTTTCAATATTCTTATTCCTGTTGGTTGTAACATCATTTTTATTACATTCCTTACATTTGTTTACATGACCATCAGCCATTTGAGAGTGTTTGTAAAAACTCTCTAGTGGCTTAATGGTCTTGCATTTAAAACATTCTTTAGATTTATCCATGTTGCACTCCTATAAGTACAACAAGTATATATCCATTTTAATTAGAATGGGACAGAATCATCTTCAAACGATGCTTTCTTGGGTTTATTTAAAGTAGCGTCAGCGTTCTTATTCTTGATAGACAGGGACATAAACTTAGCCCCATCCTTGCTTACTTTAAGCCAAGCAGATAGCCAATATTCTACGCCATCTACATTTAAACTGCCTTTGTAATCAGGAAACTTAGCATCGTCTTTCCTGTCGTTCTTAAAGAGAGAACCCCTGTTATTGTTATCGTATTCCATTTAAATTTCCTTTACTTTACTTACTTGTGTTAATGCTTTTTCTAAAGGCCATTTGTCTAGCCTCTCTCTTAACGAAGATTCTTGAATTCCAATTTCTTTAGCCCAATCAGTAACGCATTGAGACTTTCCATTAAATTCAATAAGTCTTGTTCTTTTTGTGTTTCTCATTTGAACAAAGCTATTTGCCCAGATGCAGTTTTCAGGAGAGTATCCTTTAGAGTTGTCTTTTCTTTCTATTGATGCGCCAACTGGAGGCTCACCCATATCATTAAGAAAATTTCTAAAGTCTTTCCATCGTTCACAGACAATTATTCCTTTTTCACCATAGTCTTTATATCGGTTGTTTTTTGGGTTATGGCATCTCTGCCACATCATTAACCAACGTCCATATAAAGGATGGTATCTAAGTCCATGTCTGATTTGTTTTTTGCCAAGCATATGCGTCACTCCATCAAGTGTCATCAAAAGGTTGTGGCAAGAAATGATGAGTTTCCTTTCGGGCTGCAGACCCTAGCCACACTTGCATTTTACACACCTTTCGCATTTTTCAATGCACTTCTTACTTTACTAGGAAGCAATGTCCATAGAGCAATCTTTTGTTCGCTGTCTAAGTTCTCTGCTTCCAACTTCACCCAAGCTGTCTTAGGTTCTTCTTTCTCACAGATAGCAATTAACTCCATTGCTAACTCTCTAAGATAATTCTGTTCATCTTCTGGGATGGTATCCATTGCGCCTTGAGTTGGCGTGATGATTATCTTTTCTGGTGGGCTATCTTCATCTGGCAAATCCTGACCAGCGTAGATGTATAACCCGAGTCCATGCAAGCCAAGTGCTTTGGTCATGCAACGCATGATGGCTGTGTTAACCGCAAACGCATCACACTCAACCCGATACTCTTTGCCATACTTAGAAACTGCTGTATAGCCCTTTAAGGGAATTGCTTTGTTGCCCGAGTCCATTACTGGTAACTGGCAGGTCATTGGCTTGTCAAACATGGTAACTGTCACCCAGACCATTGCTGTGCCATTGATTTCCATGTAGCACTTGCCATCAAACATTTCTACTTTGTAGGTAGCCTTTGGGTCTGCTTTAAGTGCTTCAGCCCATGCCCAAGCCCATGATAGGTAGGTTAGGTTTTGCTTCTTTTCAGTATGCTCGTTAACATTTAACTTGAGTAGTGCTTCAATTGACATCTTAATTTCCTTTACTTAAATATTCTTCAATCATTGCTTCTTTGTCTTCATCGTATAAATCCTCGAAAGGTACGAAGTGGTTTTCTGAGCAGCAAACATATTTGTCGCCCTTGGGTTCTGTGCAGTAACAGCAGTAGTCATCGTGCGACAAGTCTTTGATAGCGTCTTGTCTAGTCATTAGCCTCTCCAAGCCAGTAATACACCGATACCGCCAAAGATGACGATGGCTAAGATGCCCTCAATAATGAATGTAATTATTTTGCTTATCATTTGCTTTTCCTTAAAAATACCCACTTACGATTTGTTGTGGGCTGAGTGGAGTATAGCAAAGTAAACAGACTATTTGTCTAGGTGCTTTCCCTAAGTCAACATTTTGTTGATTTTGCTATACTTGTAGAATGAACATAAAAAAAGCTATCACACTTGCTGGCTCACAGAGTGAGCTTGCTAGAATATTAGGAATTACTAGGGCAGCAGTTAACCATTGGAAGACAATCCCTCAGTTACGAATTTATCAACTAAAAGAACTCAAACCAGAGTGGTTCAAATGACACAAGAAGCAATTATCAAAGCACTACAAAACGGCCCTCTAACATCCTATGAAATGGAGAATCTGACAGGCATCCCAAGAACATCTATCGTGGCTGCTTGCAAAAAGATGCTTCGTAAGAAAGAACTTACAGCCGAAAAAATTAAAAGTGGACGTTCTTGGATACAAAAGTACACCCTAGAACCACGCATGATTCAGGCTACAAAAGCTGCCAATGATGAGCCATATAACAAGTTAAACCCCTTTGACATACGCAATGCCAAGGGCATCTTTACCAAGTCTGAATACGCTGTAATGAACGCACAGGCTAGAAGTTTTTACAAAGTTAATTCAAAATTTACCAAAGAAATTACAAATAATCAGTTTATTTGATACAATGATTTGAAACACGGCTAGGTGGGGGGTAGCTACCCCATCGAAAAGAGAACTCCCCTCCTGCCGCAGTTTCTTTCTGGGAGATTTGCGGAGATGCTTAAATGCGTACAAAAAACACTTATGCGGAACAGCTATTAGACCCTCGTTGGCAAAAAAAGCGACTTGAGGTTTTAAGCAATGCTGAATTTACTTGTCAGTATTGTGGAGATGGAAAATCAACCCTCCATGTTCATCACAAACAATACATTAAAGGCCGTCAAGTTTGGGAATATGAAAACAGCCAACTGATTAGCTTATGCAAAAACTGTCATTCAGACCAGCATGAAACTGAAGAAAAGTTTAATGATTTGATTGCAAGAATTCCATTAGATGGCCCAAGCAATAAAGACGAAGTATATTTTTTAATTGCTGGATTTATTGGTCATGAGGTAAGCATCAATCATCCAAACGAACAAACAATTTATGACTTAGGTGCTGTTTGTGCAGATTGGTGGGTAAAGAAATGAAGCGTCCATCTTTTCAATTTTACCCAAGCGATTGGTTGCGTGATACTGCATTGCGTTCATGCTCTACTGGCGCAAGAGGCTTATGGATAGACATGATTTGCTTCATGCACGAAGGTTCACCTTACGGCTATTTAAAGGTTGCAGACAAGGTTATCCTTCCTTCAAACCTTGCTCGTATGGTTGGAGAATCAATTGAGGTTGTTGCTGATTGGCTAATTGAACTTCAAGAAGCTGGTGTCTATGACATTGACAATGGTGCTATTTTCTCAAGACGCATGATTCGTGATGAAGAATTAAGACAAAAGCGTGCAGAAGGTGGAAAATTGGGTGGCAATCCTAACTTAAAGGTTAACCATAAGGTTATCCAAGAGGATAAACAAAAACCAACCCCTTCATCTTCATCTACATCTTCACCTTCTAAAAAGAAAGATAGCGCAACTAGCGTTGCTTGTCCTCCAGATGTTTCACAACAAATTTGGGATGATTGGGTAGCCTTGCGTAAAAGCAAAAAAGCACCGATTACCCAAACTGTTTTGAATGGTGCTATCGCTGAAGCAAAAATACTTGGTTGGCCTTTGGAAAAGTTTTTGGCTGAATGGTGCAGTCGTGGTAGCCAAGGTTTAAAAGCAGAATGGATTGTTAAAGCAAACCCTGCTGACAGAGTAAGGCTCACAGTTGCGCCATCAAATGAGCCTGACCCTGCTTTACTCAAAATTAAAGAAGATGCGAAAAAGGCTGCGCCATTGCCAGACCATATTCGTCAGATTATGCAAAACATGAAAGGCAGGGCATGAATGAGTTGGCATTATTTGCGGGGGGGGGGGAGGAATCCTTGCAGGACATTTGCTCGGATGGAGAACTGTGTGTGCCGTTGAAATCGAAGATTACCCACGCAGAGTTTTACTGCAACGGCAAGCTGATGGACTCTTACCTAGATTCCCTATCTGGGACGACATTTGTACATTCGATGGAAAGCCTTGGAAAGGAAAAGTCGATGTTATCTCGGGTGGATTTCCATGTCAGGACATTAGTGCCGCAGGAAAAGGTGCAGGACTTGACGGAGAAAGGTCAGGACTTTGGGGAGAAATGGCAAGGGTCATTCACGAAGTACAGCCCAGATTCGTGTTCGTGGAAAACTCACCAATGCTCACTTCTCGGGGACTTGGACGAGTTCTCGGAGACTTGGCCACAATGGGGTTTGATGCGAGATGGGGAGTGTTGGGAGCATCAGACATTGGAGCGAAGCATGAAAGGAAGCGAATCTGGATTGTTGCCAGACAACCAAAATTTCTTTCACACGCCCAACACAACAGGATTAGATGGTGGGAGCAACAGCAGAAAAGCCTTGAAGAAAAGAATTTCAACATGGCCAACACCAACGACTCCGAGTGGAGGAGGGAATGTAGGCGGTTCTGGAGCGTACAAAAATGCAATCAAGAATGGGACTCACATTCCACATTCAATCAACCCGAGCCTATACGAATGGTTGATGGGGTGGCCAATAGGGTGGACAGACTTAAAGCCATTGGAAACGGACAAGTTCCACTTTGCGCTGCAACAGCATGGAGAATCCTAAGTGAATCACTTTGAATGGCCTACAAATGAATCAAGCAGAATTAGAACACTTCAAGGACTGCGAAGCCCAAGAGTGGATACGCAGGTACAACCAAAAGAAATTGACGATTGGCTCAAGCAAAGCGTTGCTCTGGTGGCAGGGTGTGTGCGTGGACTTGGAACGAATCAGAGGAAAGTCAGATACTTTGCTTTTGAGGGACAGAATGACAAGGATACGAAATGAGACACGCAGCAAGGGTTGATGCAAACCAAGAACAGATAGTTTCTGCACTTAGGGTAGCAGGTGCATACGTCTGGATTATTGGCTTACCAGTTGACCTTTTGGTTGGCTACAAGGGTCATACCTTTCTGGTGGAGATTAAAACGGACTCTAAAAAGCGTTTAACGAAGCTACAAGCCGACTTTTTCGAGAATTGGTCTGGTAGTACCTTAGCGAGAATAGATTGCCCAGAAGCGGCTCTACGGATGATTGGGGTAGTCAAGTGAAAGCACCCTACAAAGCCATTGAATACATCATAGAAAACGCACCCAAGTTTGCGGAGGCTAAAGCACAAAGAATCTACCTTGAGGAGTTTCGTAAAACTAAAAAGGCTTTGCTGATGAAGGAAGCGTTAGCCAGAGGGATAGATTCTGCCGTGGCTCAAGAGCGAGAAGCCTATGCTCACATTGAGTATGCTGATTTACTCCGAGGGCTTATGGTGGCAATCGAAAAGGAAGAAACCCTTAAATGGATGCTTAGTGCTGCCCAGATGAAAGCAGACATATGGCGTTCTGAGCAAGCAAGTGAGCGTCTTGGCGTAAAAACTACGGAGTAGGGAAAACACCTATGCTTTATTGTGTTTAGTTTGCTATACTTGCATCAGCCCAAGCAATTCGCAAGGGTACTTTTAAGGAATACAAAATGAAATACGAATTTGACACAACAACTGGTGAAGGCTCTGTAATCGTTACTGTTGTGATGGAATACGAGCAAGACTCAGATGGAACTTACAACGAGAACATTGATGAAGTCTGGTTTGAAGGACGTAACGTCATGGGCATCTTTACTGACGTACAGTTTAAAGAACTTGAGATGGAAGGTGTAATGCGATTGACTAGCCACTTACTTGCTGAGGCTGACCATGCCAAGATTATTGCTTACGAGCATGGGTAAACAGGCGGTTTGGCGACTAATTGTTATTTCACTGGCGGCTTTTTGGTCGCTAGTGGTTTACTTTATAAGGGCTTTGTATGACTAGAGAAGACATTATTTGCATGGCACGAGAGGCTCGTTTAGATATTTATGGAATTGGAAGTAACCATGAAACCTTTATGTTGATACTTGAAAACTTTGCTAATTTGGTTGCTAGACAAGAGCGTAAGCGTATTTCCCAAAAAATAGAGCAATTGCCTTTTGGCGATACTGCTGCCAGCTTTGGTGTTTATGTAAGAGAAGCATGAACAACAGACCCAATAACAGGGAGCGACGCCACTTGGCAAAGATAAAAGAAATGCCTTGTGGGGTCTGCAATGCTTCTGGCCCAAGCGATGCACACCACATTGTTCAGCATAACCAATACTTATGTATTCCTTTATGCAAGGATTGCCATCAGGGTAGCTTTAATGGAATTCACGGACAGGCTAGGATTTGGAAGGTTATGAAGTTAAATGAAATGGATATTTTAAATTTAACGCTTGCAAAACTTTTGGGTTAGCGCACAATGGACGCACTCAGTTGCCATTGAGTTTTAAGAGGGCTTGCGTCCTCTTTTTTTTATGAGATAATGGTACAAACTCCTAGGGACACCTATGTCTGGATTATTAGAGCCATCCGTAAAAATTGAGATTGAGATACAAAGCCAAGAGAAAAATGGCGAAGCGTGTCCAGTTGCCACAGGTGACGTAGAAGTCAATCTTGAGTGTCGCCAAAAAGCCATTGATAAGGCGAACTATGGCCCAATGAATCCCAATGAGCCAAACATGGATTACTGGCGTGATATTTCTAAGGCTTGGAGAATCTCTCCTGCACAGGCCAAAAAGTCTCGTTGCGGTAACTGCGCTGCATTTATCCAAACCCCTAAGATGCTTGCTTGCATTGAATCAGGCTTGGAAATGGGTGGTACAGAGATGGATGCTTGGGAAGTCATTGATGCTGGCGACTTAGGCTATTGCGAAGTGTTTGATTTTAAGTGTGCTTCCAAGAGGACTTGTGAGGCATGGATTAGTGGTGGGCCAATAACCGAGGATGAATATGATGGGAACGACAAACCAACAAGCGATGGAAATGATGCAGAAATTGATGCAGAAGAAGCCTAAGCCAATGCCTGAGCGTGGTGAGCGTACTGCAAAGAACAAAGCAAAGAAGCCTAAAAAATGATGGGCTTGTACGCAAATATCGCTGCAAAGAAGAAGCGTATCGAGGCTCAAAAGGCTGCTGGGAAAACCCCAGAGCGTATGCGTAAGGTAGGCTCAAAAGGCGCACCTACTGCGGATGCGTTTAAGCAAGCAGCTAAGACTGCTAAAAAGAAATGATTAAGCGTGGTTCTGAGCAGTTTTCTGGCTATAACAAGCCCAAACTACTCCTAGCCATCCTACAAAGTCTCATGCTGTTTTAGCTAAGTCTGGTGAGGATGTAAAACTTATTCGCTTTGGTCAACAAGGTGTAAAGGGTTCTCCTGATGGCAGTAAGCGTAACGAAGCGTTTAAGGCTCGTCACGCTGAGAATATTGCCAAGGGTAAGATGAGTGCAGCGTATTGGGCTAACAAGGTCAAATGGTGAAACTATGAAAACTCCTAAGATGAACAAAGCTGGAAAAGCCAAGATGGGTGCTGTAATGCACGAGTTTGGCAAAGGCGAACTGCACTCTGGTAAGGGCGGTAAAGTCGTTAAGAATCCCAAGCAAGCGGTTGCGATTGCCATAAGTGAAGCTGCTCGTAAGATGGGTAGAATGAAATAACTAAATCTGCTCGTTGTGAGTAGATACTAACTTGACCAACCCTAGAGGAGTCAAACAAAATGATTGAAAAACAATCAAACATTTCATATCGTGGTGGCGCACGAGAAGGCGCAGGAAGACCGAAGGGAAGTCTTGATAAGGGCAATGCTGTTCTTAGAGAGATGATACTTGAGGCACTAGAGGGCGCAGGTGGTGTTGCTTACCTTATCGACAAGGCAGAGACACACCCACAGGCTTTCATGGGACTAATCGGTAAGGTCTTACCACTCCAAGTAACTGGAGAAGAAGGTAAAGACATTCAGATAAGCGTCCAATGGCAGAAGTAATCGAGATAGCCTACAAACCCAGAGAACAACAACTTGCTATCCATGAGTTAATGGATGAGAAGCGTTTTGGCGTTGTTGTTGCTCATAGGCGCATGGGTAAGACAGTCTCTGCGATTAACCACTTAATCAAGGATGCTTTGCTCAACCAAAAGGAAGCCCCTAGATACGCTTATATAGCCCCTACCTACGGACAAGCTAAGAGGGTGGCATGGGACTATCTTGTGAAGTATTCAGAGCCTCTGGGTGGCACTAGCAATATCTCAGAACTAAGGGTGGACTTCTGGGGTAGGCGCATCCAGTTGTTTGGCTCAGACAATCCAGAAACACTCCGAGGCCAGTATTTCGATGGAGTAATCCTAGACGAGATTGGTGACCAGAATCCTAAGATTTGGACAGACATAGTAAGACCTGCACTAGCTGACAGGAAAGGCTGGTGCTTGTTCATTGGTACGCCAAAGGGACACAACCACTTCAAAGAACTGCGAGACAGGGCAGAGAAAGAAGAAGGATGGGGTTTGCTAGAGTTCAAAGCCTCAGAGACAGGGGTGGTAGATGATGTAGAACTAAAGGCTGCTAAGAATGAGATGGGTGAGGATAAATACCGCCAAGAGTTCGAGTGTAGCTTTGATGCTGCCGTAGAAGGCTCTTACTATGGGCAAATCCTCAATGAACTAGAAGACAAGAAGCATATGCAAGAGATTCCCAGAGAGGAAATCAGTAGAACTTTTACTGCTTGGGACTTGGGAATGGGTGACTCTACGTCTATCTGGGTGGCTCAGTTAGTGGGTACTGAGGTGCGTTTGCTTGACTACTACGAGAATCACGGAGTTGGACTAGACCACTATGTGAAGTGGATTAAAGACAACGACTATCTAAAAGCAGAGCATATTCTGCCCCATGACGTTAGGGTCAGGGAGTTAGGCACAGGTAAGAGCCGATTAGAAATGCTTGAAGAAGCTGGATTAGAAGTCAAGATTAGTCCCAGAATGGGACTAGATGATGGCATCCAAGCGGTAAGAAGGTTATTGCCAAGGTGCTGGTTTAATGTGCCAAAGGTTCAAACAGGACTCAACTGCTTGAGAAACTACCGCAGAGACTACGATGAGAAGCGTAAGATATTTTATGAAAGACCACTACACGATTGGTCTAGTCATGGCTCTGATTCTTTCCGCTACTTAGCCCTTGGATTGGATGAAGGACATTCAACTTGGGATAAGCCTATTAACAAACTGCCGAAATGGATTGTCTGATGTATGTATCAATGCAAGGGGTAAATCTAGCCCCTAAAGTAAAAGAACTTGAAAAACGTCTCGAAATGCTTGAAAATATGGTAAAAGAGTTACAATTGGATAAACCCAGAATGGGACGCCCTCCAAAGGACAAGCATGGCACAGAACGAGTTAATGTCGATAATCCAATCAGAGATTGATGATGCAATTGGATTTATTGAAAGCGAAACTGTTGAACAACGCAAACAGGCTCTGGAGGCTTATTTACGACAGCCATATGGTAATGAAGTTGAGGGTAAGTCTCAAATCGTTACAGGAGAAGTGGCAGAAGCAATAGATGGTGCGCTACCTAGCTTAGTTCGTATCTTTACAGGCTCAGACAATATCGTAGTCTTTGAGCCACAAGGCCCAAGGGATGAAGCCTCTGCTAAGCAAGCTACTGATTACTGCAATTGGGTTTTCAATCGTGATAACGCTGGTGTAGCCATTCTGCATGATTGGTTCAAAGATGCTTTGATGCAGAAGAATGGCATCGTTAAGGCGTATTGGGAAAACAAAGAAGACATTACAAAAGAGCGTTACTTTGACTTGTCTGATGACGAGTTAGCAATGCTGATGAGTGATGAGACTATGGAGATTGTCGAGCAAGATACGACAGAGTTTCCAATTATTGACCCAATGGGTCAGCCAGTTATAGACCCTATGGGTATGCCTGTGATGGGTTCTACTCATAACGTAGTTGTCCAAAAAAAGAAGAAGTCAGGCAAGGTAACGATTGAGAACGTACCCCCAGAGGAGTTCTTGATTAGCAAGAAGGCTAGAACTATTGCTGATAGCCCATTCGTAGCCCACAGGCAGATGTTGACTCGTAGTGACTTGGTTGCTATGGGCTTTAACAAGAAGCAAGTTGAAGGCTTACAGATGGGTGATGCTTTGGCTTACACACCAGAGCGAGTGGCTCGTTATTCTGCTGGTGAGCAACCTTACCAAACGCAGACTGATGACCCTGCGATGCAAGAGATTGAAGTCTTTGAGTGCTATGTCAAAACTGATATGAATGGCAAGGGCATTGCTGCTCTGACCCAAGTTTTCTACGCTTCAAACGAGATTCTTCAAGATGAAGATGGTAAGGAAATGGTTGAGGAAGTTGACTATGTTCCTTTCCACTCAATCTGTCCTATTCCTATCCCACACAAGTTCTTTGGTAACTCGTTGGCAGATAGGACAACAGACTTACAACTGATTAAGACCACTATTACTCGTCAGATGTTGGATAACTTATATCTGACAAACAATGCACGAGTGGTTGCTGTTGAGGGTCAGGTAAACCTTGACGATTTGCTTACATCTACCGCAGGTGGTGTTATCAGGGCTAAGTCACAGGGTGCTGTTCAACAGTTAGTTGTTCAGAACGTAGCACAAGCTGCTTTCCCAATGCTTCAGTATCTGGACACAGTTCAGTCTAAGCGTACAGGCGTATCTGATGCTTCACAGGGTTTAGACCCTGCTATCTTGCAGAACGTGACTGCTGCTGCGGTAGCTTCAATGCAACAAGCTGGCGCAGGTAAGATTGAACTGATGGCTCGAATCTTTGCTGAGACAGGCGTTAAGTCTTTGTTCCAAGGCATCTTGCATTTACTCTGCAAGTACCAAGACAAAGCACGAATGGTTCGTATGCGTGGTGAGTTCGTAGAGTTTGACCCTAGAACATGGGCTAACCAATACGATGTGTCTATTAATGTTGGTTTGGGTGCAGGGAATCGTCAGGAACAGATGGCTATGCTCACTATGGTTCTTGCTAAACAAGAGCAGTTGATTGCTCAGTACGGCCCTGCTAATCCTTACGTTTCACCTGCTCAATATCGTGGCACATTGGGACGCATGGTTGAGATTGCAGGGTTTAAAGATAGTGCTGAGTTCTACAAGGCGATTACGCCAGAGCAAGACCAAGCATTGAGCAATCCTGCTCCACAACAACAGCAGATGCCTCCAGAAGTTCAAGCAATTATGGCTAGGACACAAGCTGAGATACAGGCTAACCAAGCCAAAGCACAAGCTGACATTCAGTTGAAACAACAACAAATGCAGATTGATACAGAGATGGCACAACAGAAGGCTGCTCTTGAAATGCAGTTAATGCGTGAGAAGGAAGTTGCTAAGTTGCAATTAGAGCGTGAGAAACAACAGGCTTACTTTGCCATGAAGCAACAAGAGTTTGAAGCAGAAGCACAATTAAAAGCAATGAAGATTGGTGCTGGCATTACATCTAACGTAGAGATTAGGGGTTAATAATGGCGCTTACTATTCAGCAGTTATATGACAAATACACTGGTCGTGAAGCAGACCCAGCAGGTTTAAAGTTTTGGACAGAAGGTTTTTTAGGTGGTGGCGACACAGTCATTGATGCTAACGAGGAGGCATCTTTTGCACGTGCTGTTGCAGCAGCAAGAGCGCAAGGTACAGAGCCAGCAGCAGTTAAGCCTGTAGCTACTACAGCTACTACAGCTACTACTACTGCTACTACTCCAGTTGCAACAACTACGACAACTGCTCCAGCTACTACAACAGCAACAACTTTAGCACCAATTAATCTAAATAATGGTACATATCTAACTGCTGCTGGCAAAATCGTTGATGCGTCAGGTAACGTGCTTGCGGATACTGGATATGCTGCCACTGCCACATTGACCCAGCAAATTCTTGGGCAAAACCTGACGGATAAATGGCAAGGTCAGGGATGGGGGACTGCGCAAGCTAATGCTTCTGACATGGCAAGAATGATGGCAACTGCTGGCATTACTGACATTAAACAATTTGGTGTAATTCCTGATTTAGAGCCTGTAGTACCAATTGATACGCTATACAACGGAAAACGAGTTTTTACCCAAACTGATGAAGACGGCAAAACTTCTCGTTATATTTATGAGCCTACAGGGAAAACGCTGACTTATAACAGTACGGATACTGGAGAAGTAACATACCCTGAAAGTCGTTTGGTTGAAGTTCCCAAAGACGCAAAACTTGAAACTGTTTATGGTGTTGCTAGAGATGGTGGTGAGTATGGTTCATCTTACGTACCAGTTGACCAATCAAAAATTAAGACAGTGGATGGTAAGTTAGTTGGAGACACTGGAAAAACAACATTCGGCAATAAAGTTACAGGCCAAGCCATTGCAAATAACTACGAAACAGGAAGCAATGCATTTGGCGGTACTACAGCAGGTAAAGGTAACACAGGCTATCGTGTTCAGTTTGCTCCTGACGGCACTCCACTTTTCTATACAACAGGCGCATCAAGTTCTGATATAGGTCAATTGATGCCTTTGATTCAGATTGGATTGGCTGCATCTGGTGCGGGTGGCTTGCTTGGTAATGCAATATTAGGTGCTGGTGCTAGTGAAATAGCTACAGGTGCATTGGGTAATGCTATTCTTGGCGGTGCTACAGCAGGTCTTTCTGGTAATGATATTCTTCAAGGTGCTTTATTAGGTGGCGCAGGTGGTGCATTAAGTGGTTATCTACAAGGTGGCACATCTGCTCTAGATGCTGGAATGGGCGTTTATCCTAATACTGGAAACATTATTCCTAGCGCTTTGGATGCTGGAATGGGCGTTTATCCTAATACTGGAAACATTATTCCTAGCGCTTTGGATGCTGGAATGGGTGTTTATCCTAATACAGGTAATATTATTCCTAGCGCACTAGATGCGGGACTAGGCGTTTATCCCAATACTGGAAATATTGGTTCTAGTACTTTAGATGCAGGATTAGGAAGCCTAACAGATGGAATTACATCCGCTGATATTGCAGCAATGGAAGCAGGGTTGCCACCCACAGGTAGTTTAACCGCAGGTATAACAACAGCCGACATTGCAGCAGGAGAGGCAGGATTCCCAACATCGGGTAGTCTAACCTCAGGTATTACTGTCGATGATATTGCAGCAGGAGAGGCGGGACTGCCACCCACAGGATTAGGCGCTGATTTATTGCGTGGTATTACTTCTATTTTTGGAGGGGGTGCACCCACAGGATTAACCACTTCAGATATTATTAGGATAATTGGTGCTGGTACTACGCTTGCAGGAATTAACGCTGCTACTAATGGGGGTACAGGCGGTGGCACAAGTGGTGGTACTACTCAATATCCAATTGTTAATGTTCCTACTACTTGGACTACTCCTCCAAAACCAAGTGTTGCCACTGCTACTGTATTGCCTCAAATTAACTTTGGCGACAAAAATCTGTTGCGTGGCACTCAATGGGAAAAGTTCCTAGACCCTAAATATGGTCTAGTACCAGAGCCTATCAAATACTCAAAACCATCTAGCTTGAGTTATAACGATTTGATGAGCATCTTGGGTAGCAAGCAAGATATGCCATTAGCAAGCACTTTGTCTATTAACGATATTATTTCTGGAATACAAAACCAATATGGACAAGCACGTACTGGCACAATGGGCTAAAAACCTATTAAATGATGACTTTTTCAAAGAAGTCATAGATAACTTGAAAAAAGAACAGATTAGTGTAATAATTAACACAAGTGGAGAAGAATGTGATAAGCGTGAAGA